CGCCACATCTGACGACACAATTTGTTGGATCATAGGTTGTTCTTGCTGCCAGACCTGCTTAGTCCAGTTAAGCTGATCTTCACCTAATGAGTAAGCTTGTTGAGCGGCAGTAGCAGAAGCCATAGCTTGATACATACCAGATTGATCTGCGCTTCCACCACCCTTACCCATCTTCATTACTCCCGGAGTATTCGTTAATCTCTATAATATTTGTTTTCTCGAGCGGAGCAAAGTCAACCTGTGGTGGTTTCATATCTAAAAATTTACAACCTTCCGCATACATACTCATAACGACCAAGCCTTCTCCACCCGGATATACATCCTCGATAATGACTTCTTCAACGAAACCCAATTTTCTATTAAACTTTCTAGCTCTTGTGTTATGCTCAGGTACTCGTCCAAAGAGTTTTTTGATCCTTCTAACTCTAAAGATATAATTAAAGACTGCCCATTGGAGTTCTGTAACTGCCCAGTTTGGTCGAAAACTTGCAGAGTGAATCTCCATGCTCCATCCGTTGTCATTGACAAGTAACACTCCCCCGGTTAGCTGATCTTTGTTATTATAATGGGCAATACAATGTACTTTCGCTTCAAGATTAACTTGAGCGTACTGCGCGATAAGTCTTATCGCGTGAGCTTCGTTAATCCTTATCATGGTATCCCAGCATTCGTTAATCGTTGTGATATTGTAGTAAGTTGTGCATCAGTACGTTGTGCCTGCTCTACAGCACGCTGTGCTTTTTGACTAGCAGATTTAACATCTGATACTTTAGCAAATATTTGTGTGCCAGTAAGATTAGGATTCTGCGGGTTTGCTTGTGCATTAACTATAAGTATATTAACCGTTTTAGTGAGAGCTTGTAAGGTAGAAATTACGCTACCCATATTAGGTTGTACATCTGGTATCGTAGGAAATGGACTAACCTGTTGGTTCTGACCTGCTGCTTGTGGCATTGTTCTTTTCCTATGCTGCTTTTAGTTGTTTTACACTTGAGGCTGCTTTAAAGAGGAACATATTAACCTGTCCCTCAAACTGAAACTCCCAGAGTTCTGACTTAAACCCATCAGGTATTAATAATACCTCACTATCTCTTACGACTTCACGCACAACAATCTGTCTACCATCAGCATATACTCTAGCAATTAACCATTGTTTTGTCTGGTCATATTCTTGATCTTGATCGTTATTACGTGTCGCGTTACTCGGTGGAGTAATTGTTACTTCCGGTGGTACAAGAAATCGTATTTTAAACGCTTTAAGCTGTAACGGATATTGAAATCTAAACTTCTTAGATCGCCACTGCCATGCGAGTAATGATCCACCAGATGTAGGATTAATTAATCTAACACCTCCTTCAGAAAGATAAAAAATAAAACCCGAAAGCTCATCATTATACACATTAATGACTGGACAATGGCTTGTTCGTATCATAGAACAAGGTACGTTCTTTTCAATATGATCTAATACAAGACCGTTATCAGGATCTTCGTCAGTGTATTGAAATCCCTTTTGAAAGGCAAAATAACTCATTGCCTGTTTACCGGCGGCCCATGTTGCCGGCGACCGAGAATTCCAAAACTCACGCTCAATCGAAAACAATGTTGTATTAACCGTACCAGTTGCATTTAGCAATATCAGGCCGTTCGGTGACGCGTAGTACGCACCTTCCCCCGCTCCAAATATACTGCCTCGTGACACACAAGGTTCGTTGGCTGTAACTCTCCCAATTGTCATCGTATCCGGCGTAGTACCGCTCGCTATGAAGGGCTGCCCTTCGGTCATAATGTTCAGGGTTGATCCGATTGCAACCATGCCCACTACCGGATAGTCCACAGTAAGGGCATACGTAGCGGGCCACGCATGGGGATTGTATGCCGCGCTGAACCATATCTCCCTCTCATTCGTCCACCCAGCTAGTATCCCATTAGCCATTGACACTACACCCTGTAAACCGGCAGGAGGACCAGTATACAATACACTCGGCATAACATAATTATTAACAATTGATGTATCTAAATTACTATCAGAGTAACTCGTTGTCCCTATAGGTAACTCTACAACCTGATAATAAGTCGCATTACCAGATGAGTCAATAACAGTACGATAAATACGAAGATTAGTTAAATTTCTATTTAATACATCAGTGGCAGTGGGTGGGGTCATAGTGATGATCCACGTACCGTTTGGATCACCCCCTGCCACTGTTGGGGGACTAGGTGGACCCTCTTCGCCAAAACCTGTGACCCAGGTATAAAGATAAGTTCTATATTCAGCTACAATACCTGAAGGTACAGCAGGTGCTGTTACTCCAGGAGCAACAGCAGGCACTGGTACTCCTAGAGTATAAACATAGTCAGAAGCTGATATAGCAGGGTTAGCACCAATAGTTTCTAAATGTGTTAATGGAGCATAAAATGGTACAGTAGGCCAACCACCCGCATCCTGAACGTATTTATCAGAAGGGAAAAAGTAATAGCGTTTGTATTGATCTCCAACGGTAGGGTTACGTATACCAGTTATATATTCATCAGGAAACTCTAACCACAATGATCCTTGATTAGAAAAATCAGGTACATCGGTATCAGTTAAAGGTATACGATATACCTGTTTAGATGTATGTGGTCTTGTTAGGGTATATATCGCTTCGCTGATGCGAAAACCTCTGATTGTACCTTTATACAACCAAGTATTCTGAGAGTACTGTGCATAGTTATCCGGTAGCAATACCGCATCACGTAGCGGCAGCATCCCACTCGCATCAGCGAAACCGATAGTAGGCATTAGCCACCATGATGTGGTGGGCTAGATTGACCAGCGTTCTGACGTTGCTGAGTCATCTCCCTACCTTTTTTCATCTCTTCTTCTTTACGTTTAGCCCATTCCTCATTAGCTTTCTTACCAGCATCTTTTTCTGCTTTCGTCGCATCCGACTCAAAGGCTTGTCTGTGTGCCGGATTAGCGATAGTCTCGGAGATATTGATGTATGAGAAATCAGTGTTCTGTTGCCATAGATCTTGGTTCTCGTCATCAAGCTCAGCGTTCTCATACATATGTCCAAGCTTATCGAGGCCCGCTGCCTGTTTAATCTCGGCAGCGTATGCAGCCTCAGCATGTTTCTTAGCTGCGTCCTGCCCGGCCTTGATTTCCTTCTGGCGCTTTGAGTCTTTATGCTCCTCACCTCCTTCAGATACTCCCGGAGTAGGTTGCCCAAGACCCGGTTGCGGTCCCATCTGTTGACCACTCTGTGGTCCACCATGACTAGATGGTTGTTCATGCTGTGCTGGATTGTGTGGTGCCTGTACGCCTGTCTCTGTCATTGAGGGTTGTCCTGATCGATCAGGATGTTGATTGCCAGGTCGCTGCGGTGTAGTTGCCATACTAGTCTCCTTTAGACTCTCTTGTACCTAGATAGTGTGCTACCACCCCTCCTAACGCTGCCGCTAATGCTCCTACCAATATCTCCGTTAAAGGTGTCTGTTTAATATCATAAATCATACTCGCATAAGTAGCAGTAATAAATCCAACTACAACGATAATAGCTATCGTTACTGCACCTCTAGTTGGATCAAAATATCTAGCAAAAGTAACTAAAGCTGCACTCGCAATCATAACTGCCATAGCGGCAATGAGAGCCAGATATGGCATCGTATTCAAATTATCAATTACACCTGGTGGCTGATACTCAGTGTTCATGATCTAACTGTTACAACTGGTCTAAGGTTTGGTACTGCCCAAACCAAAATTGGAGTTAACGCAGCTAGAACGATTGATACTGACTCCTCGCTAACATGACCATACCAACCTAAACCCCAAAACTCATTAATAAGCCATAACGCTGCCATAACTATAGCAACGATCGCCTTGTCATAGCTAGTGAACATGGCTGTTACTCCAAGAGTTACCGTGGGTATTAGCCCACGGTAACAGTTGTTACTTTAAGTACCAGGTCTTGACACAGTAGTTTGATGTGCTTCTGTACCAGTTTTTTGCGCCTCTTCACCTTTTTGTTGTGCTGCCTGTGCATGGGCTACAGCAGTGCTATGATCCTCTTGTGCATGAGCATCAGCCGCATTCGTATGCTTTTGTGCTGCTTCAGTATGTTTTTGTGCCGCATCACGATGCATCTGCTCAGCTGGATGTTTAGGCATGTCTACTCTCCATTCCCTGCATCCATATTATCTTCCAGCGGCAGGGGGTCGCCAGAAGCTTGCGGTGTCTGTTCAATCTTATCAAGTGCGGCCCATGTCATTGGACCGACAATACCATCAATTGATAATTCATTCTCATGTTGAAATTTTCTAACAGCTTGCTCAGTAATGGGACCAAAGTCACCATCGATTACCAAGCCACCAATTACTCTCTGGAGTGTTCTAACATCTTCACCTTTACTGCCGCGACGTAATATGGGACGCGATCGTGGATCGTCTGCTGTAGACATATGGGCTCGAGGGAATAAACTCCACTCATGCTCTGCATCGAAATGATTTGGAGTTGAGTTTACACTTACGTGCATGTGAGTTGAGTGCGGATTGCTTCCTGTATAGGATCGCCACTGCCAGGGTTGAACAGTACTGCTAAATATTCGTCTATTCGAGATGACGTATTTAACCCTGGGGTCTCGCTGGAGCCGCATAAATTCTGCAATTGCGTAGGTATCGACATTGTTTCGAGGATCATGCGTAACGTCCAAGGCTGTGACAATACCTGTTCCTCCATGTCGTACCCAGGGATTGTGGTCTGACGTACTAGCGGCATGGCGGGCATCCCCTATCCACCCATCAGACGCTTTATTGCGTTTGGGTGCGTGCTTATTAAATTGCTCTCGCATAGTAGCCAGAGACTTTGCTATGCGATAGGTCATAAGTTACTCCTAGAGTTCCGCATTAAATGCACCTATTATCCAGGCAGCCCCAACTGCTACATTAGCACCTTGATTTGTCCACACTATTGATTGAACGGTACGAAGATCTCCATATATTCCCATTCCAGTAGTGCCAGTTGATGGATTATTAATCATAATATTAGCATTAGGCAATGCATATTGATTTGGAGAAGGTATAAAAGTAGGTGCCGCTCGCATAGTTGTAGGTAAGAAATAATAATTTGCCGCGTACGAATTTACTCCCCAAGAGTTCCACTCAGTAGTTAATACTGCTCCATTTGTATTAACGAAATAACGTTGGCATTCAAATACATCTTGTTGATAAGATTTCCATTCAAATGGTGTTGCTACTGTACCAATCTCCAATTGCACATTTGATATAGCCCATTGTGCGCCAACGCCAGAAGAAGCAAAATTAACTGCACCGGCAACAGTAGCCCCTACAAAAGTACCCGCAGGAGAAGTCCAAGTGTTTGTTGCAGTTGCAATAAAACTCGATCCCATTCCTAAATCAAAATGAAGTGCTAAACCCGCTTGATTCCAATAAGGAGCTGGTGGTTGCCAAGTGCCAGTTGTATCACCTGGAATTGTAACAGTAATATCTGTCCATGTATTCGCAGTCGGAATATTATAAGTAAAAACATAAGTACGATTACCTGCACCGTTACCAATCCAACCTGCATATAATCCTGGCACAGTTGACATAACATCAAAGGATAATGTAATAGGCTGTGCACCAACAAGTCCCCATTGTAAATCTTGTACATTAATCCATTCAATAAATTGCGCCATTTGATAATTATCACCCGGCGCCATAGTATGAGCTAACCCTACATTTGTCGTAACTACATTATAAGAAGGCCAATTCGGTTGCGGTGGTTGTGGATAATTTACTTGTAATACATTAGCCGTTGATCCAACCCAAAACCAACGATCAGCTACATAAGTTCTAACATTAGCAGGTATATTGAGTGGTCCCGTTGTTGCGGCAGCACCACTACCACCACCAGAAGACGTAGGAGTGTGCCAGTAACCCCACCATTGTCCAACATTCATACGACCATTAATAAGCCGATTACGACCGCTAAGAGTATTTGCGGCGGCATTCCCTGCTGCAAGGTCAAGCGGGTTCCCATTAGGGTCTATTATTCCTACAACCCTATCAGCAAGGTTAGTGTATAATTCTCCATAGGAACGTCCCGTCGGACGAAGACCAGGAGTTACCGAACGAAGAACTTTGATGATGTTAGCCATTAGAATGTTCCTGCATCGATGGTGAGATCTGTCGTATCAAATATACTCGAATCAAATCCACCGTTATTAATAAGATTATATTTATTTGTTTCACCGGCTACCAATTGAACAGGGTTAAGTACCCATACTCCATTTTGTACGCAATACATTTGTCCATCCAGCGGCACGCCGGAGAGAAGCCACTCTCTGCTCCAGGTCTCTACGCTATCCGATGTAATTCGATTATACGGATAAGGTTGATCTATTATAG